GAGCCTTATGACATTCAAAGATTTAGGCATGGCCAAGAAAATTATCGTAGGGAAAGACAGCACGATCATACTCAAGGATGACGACAAGGTCAGTAAGGATGACATTGACAAAAGGGTTGAGGAGCTGATGGATGCACATAAAATAACAAAGAAAAAAGCCGACAAGGATTTTATAATGTCTCGCATCGCGTCACTCACAGGCGGTGTAGGCGTTATCTATGTCGGCGGGAATACTGACCTAGAGCAGAAAGAACTCTATGATCGGGTGGATGATGCTGTGTGTGCAGTACGATCTGCGATAGTTGAAGGTGTTCTTCCTGGAGGAGGCCTTGCACTGTGGGAGGCAGGTAAAGATATTATATTTTCAAAATCGATCGCTCACGCGATTTTAGGTGAGGCTCTTCTAGCTCCTTTAATTCAAATAATTGAGAACGCTGGGGTTGACTGGGCACCTTATGGTGCCGATAAAGGCCACGGACTAGATGTAAAAACAGGAAAAGAAGGAGATATGATTGAGATGGGAATAATAGATCCTCTGAAGGTTACGCGGACGGCGCTGCAAAATGCTGTGTCTGTCGCCACCACGATACTATCAACAAACGCCATTGTTACTATGGCTAGGAGTTATGAGCAAAAAAACATTGAATGATGACCCTATTTTATCTGAAGAAGACGCAAATATACTAGCAGAGATAATAGCTAATAAATTAATAATTGAGAAGCTTAGTAAATCAATAAAAGGAAAATCAGTTTTTGGAGTAGTACTTGAGATATTATCTGAATATAGAAGTTTATGAAACCAATTGGAAAATACGTTGTGATTAAAACCATTGAGGAGGAACTCAAAACCTCTTCGGGATTATTACTTTCTGCGGAGGATGCGAACCAGCTTCGGTATAAGAAGGGGAGGATTGTTGAGGTAGGTACTGATGTTGTAGCTATCGATAAGGATAGCCTGATATATTATGATAAGCGCGCGGGATATACTATGCTTATTCATGATGAGCCGTATACGATTATTCGTGAGAATGACATTGTTCTTGTCGAATAGCTTCGTTCATTTTTAGAATTTGTTTTCTATAAACCTTATCGCTATATCCTATCTCAGCCATAAAAATTGGATTGTTAGACTTGGCTGTTGGGATCATACCACCATCCAATTTATCGTATATTGACCCTAGCATTCTGTTGGCTTTAAATGACAAACCATAAAGGGCTTTCTTTCTTTCTCGTCTGTTGTATGGTCTTATAACTTCAATCCATCCCTCTTGACGGAGTTTGTTAAATCTATTTTTATTCCAGCCTAGCACTGAATTAAACTCTTGAAATTTATCCACGTTAAAGTATTCTTCGCTGTATAAAAATAGTAGCATGTCTAGTTCTTGAGTGTTAACTTTATACTTTCTCATGACGAAGTATCGGATGACTCTCCAGTATTTCAAGTAGTCTCTATTTCTTGAATTTTTCATTAGATTTAATTTTATAACTTTGTATAAAGATATTTATTATTATACGCATGCAAAAAGATATTGCCAAAGAAATTAGGAACTACGCTGGAGCGCTAGGAATATTTATAGTGGTTATTGGATTATTATTTTTCTTATCCTTTAACCAAATACCAACAGAAAACAAAGATTTATTCGTTTCAATAGTTGGTGTTATATCGGGATCCTTGTCTGTAATTTTATTTACAATCATAGGAAGAAACCCAAATGAGGTACAAGAACTTAAAAATGCAAATGAAAAACTAAGCGGTCAAGTGCATCAATTGATAAGGCAGAAAGACGAACTCGAAGGAATGCTTATAGAGATGCAAAAAGAAATTGTAGATAAACTATCAATTGCTGGAGTATACTTTGAATTAAAAAATAAAAAGAAAGAATAATAATTTAACTTAATCAAAATTAGAAATCATGGCAAATAAAAAAACAGAAACAAAAAAATCTGCTCCAAAAAAAGAAGCAGCACCTCAAAAAGCCGCCGCCCCCAAAACAAGAAAACTTTGGAATGGTGAGCAGTATGTAACAGTTAATATATAAATTATGCCTACAGTAAAACTACCTAACGGAACAAAAAGAACTTTTCCTTACAACGCAGTAGGAAAAGCACAAGCACATTCATTTGCCAAAATGACAAAAGGTAAAATGAAAAACAACCCTGGATATGGGATGGAGAAAAAAACTAAGTCTGGTTACTAATGGCCGGAAGAACTAAATCAAAGGGCAACAAAATCTGCCCCGCAGGGATAGCTTGGGCCAAGCGTACTTTTGACAAGTACCCTTCAGCTTATGCTAACATGGCGGCAAGCAAATATTGCAAAGACCCTAACTATGCTAAAAAAAGCAAAAGATGATAGATTCAAAAAAATTAAAAACGATTTCGGCTGAGTTGAAAAAAGCCTCTGCTATGCATAAGGCACAAGCAGGAAAAATTGATCGTATGTTAAAATCTTTAAATAAGAAGAAATGAGATATCAACCTATGTGTCAGTGTGGCAATACATCTAATTCCGATGGCCACTGCGACGGCTCACACTTAAACAAATAGAGATGAGTAAAATGAATAAAAAGGCGCGAAAGTCTAAGCGTCCCGCATTTGGTATGCTTAGTGTAAAAGCAGGCATTGACAACAATCCCAATCCTACTCAAGCTGATAGAATAGCTGGAGCACAAATGAAAAAATAATGGGCGAGCTTAAAAAATGGCGCGACCAAAAGTGGGTTAGAATAGGGACCGACGGTACTATCAAAGGTCCCTGCGGAACGAGTAAGAATAAAAAAAACCCTGACCGCTGTTTACCATTGGCTAAAGCTAAACGCCTTAGTAAAAAAGCATTGGCCTCTACAGCCAAAAAGAAAAAAGCTTCAGGCGGAAAAAAACAATTTGTAAGAAACACTTCAACCGTTAGAAATGCATAATGGCAAATAAATCTAAAATGAAATGCAACGTCGTGATGAAAAGCGACAGGGCAGGAAAAAAGAAAATGGTTAAGGGTTGCCAGGGTGGAAAGGAAAAACTTATTCATTTTGGAGCTAGCGGTTATGGCCATAACTATTCAGCTGCAGCAAGAAAATCTTTTAAAGCTAGACATAAGTGTAACACTGCTAAATCAAAACTTACCGCTAGATATTGGTCATGTAAAAAGCTATGGGCGGGGTCGGGAGGATCTACCAAAAGTTCACCTAAAAATAGACAAGGAAAATATTAGTATCTTTGTTTTATAATTTAAAATCTATAATATGAAACAAGGTTATGATGCTCGTCTAGATGAATCTTTAGGAGCAAAAAACGGAAAGAAAACCCAAAGCTATAAAGCTAGAAGAAACGAAAGCAAAGCCATGTCAAAAAAAATATATGGACATGCTTACGGTGGAGATCATTCTATGGCCTACGAATCACATAGTGAAAAAGGCAGTGTAAAAGGTCACGTATCTTCTTTGATCAGAAAGTAATGGCAGTTAGAGGCAGAACAAAAGCAGGTGCATTTCCTGAGATAAAGGAAAAAAACCAAGGTAAATTTACCCGATGGGCAAAAAATAATATGCCTGGCAAAAGCCCTTGCAGTGCTGCGTCTGCTGTAATGAAAAGTAAAAACAAATATTCAAAGAATGTCGTGGCAATGGCCAACTACGCAAATAACTTTGGCTGTAAAAAATAAATAAATGAAATCAAAAGGTCTCGGGGACAGTGTTGCTAAATTTACAAAAGCCACAGGAATTAAGTATGTGGTGGATAAAGTTGCTGAAGCAACGAATAGCGATTGCGGATGCGATGAACGCCGAGACACTTTAAATCGAGTATTTCCATATAAAAGATAATAACTATGGCATATCAAAAATTACAAGCAGGAAAAGCATGGTCAGTATATCCAAGCGATAACACAGACATTCCAGAAGTTGGAGTAGGCGGCGCAAGCGGGACAACTACAGCCGGAAGTGCAACTCAATTGATTGATGCATCAAGGACGGGTGATGATCCAGATAATATGGTTACTCTTAGTTTTTTACTTGCGGGTATAAAGCCAGGGATGATTATAGTAAATACCACTGATGGCTCACAGACAACAGTAAAGAGTGTAGTCAACGGAACAACACTTAACGTAAGAGATAATATATTTACAAGCACCGCAAAAACATATGCTATTTATGGTGGAAACCAAGAAGGAGCTGTTTTATACATAGGAACTGCAGGAAATATTAGAGTTACAACAGTAGCTGGTGATGACGTTACGTTTATAGGTATTAATACGGGAGCTTTTTTCCCTGTACAAGTAGTGAAAGTTTGGGCAACCGGAGGAACTACGGCGTCAAACATTATCGCTTTGTGGTAATTTAAATTTTAATTAATATTTAATTATGCCAAATTTAATTGCCATAGCAAATTTTATAGGAACCAATCAATATGGTGTTAACCCACCCTATGGTGGACAAGATATAATAACAGAATTAAAAATACAAATGGTCAGTGAAAACGGAACAGATACTCCAAATTCTGATCTTATTACAGAACAAGCACCTTAAATAAAAAAAAATGGCAGTAAAATTTTCAGAATTCACCCAAGAGACGGTAGCAGGAAATGTTACAAGATTAGTTGGATACACGGCGACTGGTGATTTAAATATTCAAATACCACCAGACAACCTTGACACAACTTATGCTCTATCAACATCTCAAGATGGTAGTAATGTAGACCTTACATTTACCGGTACAAAGACAGGAACAGCAAATACAACTGAGGTATTGCAATATACCGCAAGTAATGCAACCGCACTTACAGCTGGAACAGACGAAATAACTATAGCTAGTACGGCATATGCATTAACCGCTACCGATAGTTTAATTGGTGCCAATAATGTACCAGTTGTACTAACGGGTACAGGCGGCGGTGACTCTGGAACCGATACAGTAAGTATAGTGGGCGCTGGAACAGTTGCTGTATCATCAGCTTCAAATGTTCTAACAATCACAGGAACCTCAACTTCGGATGTAGATTCAATAAATCAAACAGCAGGATCTGCATCAACAGGAACCCCGATTACTGTCGCTGGCACGGGTACTGGTCCGTTTACAGGGACTGTAACTATTGCTGCAAATACTTATGCAGGAGCAGGTAATGTAGGAATTGTTCCTACTGGAGGCTCAGCTGGTAAATATTTAGATGGTGCATCTGGCTCTTGGATAACTTTACCTGCCGGATATACATCATGGACACTTAGCGGGGACAGTGGCGCTAATCAAACTATCAGTGATGGAAATACAGTAGATATTTCAGGAGGCACAGGAATAACAACAACTACTTCGGCTACAGATGTTTTAACTATTACTGCAAACACTTATGCAGGAGCAGCTAATGTAGGAATTGTTCCTGCCGGAGGTTCAGCTGGTAAATACTTAGATGGTGCATCTGGCTCTTGGATAACTTTACCATCGGGAGACACTTATGATTTAAATGCAAGCGCATCTGGCAATAATGTTAATTTAAATCTAACATCAGGATCTGGATCGGATAATTCTACAGTTCTATTAACTGCAGGAACAGGGATAACACTTACAAGACTTTCTGGTACAAATATTGAAATAGAATCAGCTGCAGGTGTTTCTAAAACGGTAGATACTTTTATTATAAGCGGTACTTCAACAAATTCAATTACAGTTACCTCGACAACAAATCCAACTAATAGTAACTTTATAGATGTTTATGTGGACGGTGTGTATCAATCGAAAGTAAACTTTTCTGCTTTATCTGGTAAAACACTTACCCTAGCAAGCGGAGTCTTCCCCGATGGTTCAACTGTTGAGGCAGTAACAACTACTTAATATATATTAAATGGCAATAACTAAAGTCAGTACCGATGTTATAGATCTTAGTGGTGATACCTCCGGTTTGACCTGGGTGAAAGGAACATCTGCACAGGAGCCTGTAGGTGCGTTAGGAGAATTACGTGTAAACACAACTACAAAAAAAACACAGATTTATACTGACAAAACAGGCACAGCACAGTGGCTAAATCTAAAAGAAAACAATATAGCTATTGATGTTGATTTTTTGGTTGTAGCCGGCGGCGGCGGCGGCGGCGGCGGAAGAGGAGGAAATGCCACAGTTTGGTCTGCCGGTGGCGGTGGTGGTGGATATCAATATAGTACAGGAATTAAATTATTAATAGATACTAATTACACAATAACAGTAGGTGCTGGCGGCGCGGGAGGAGCTGGTAATGGAACTCCAATATCAAGCGATGGAGAAAATTCTTCAATAGTTGCTAGTGGTATTATTAATGAAGTAGCTACAGGTGGAATTGGAGGGGGAAAATCTCAAGGCGGTGCAGGTGGTGCTAGCGGGAGTTTACCATCAAATAGTGGAGGTACTAGTTATAGTGCAGGAAATAATTGGGGCGCTGGTGGAGGCGCTGGTATCGGTTCTAATGGTTCTAATGGATCTAGTTCATCGGGTGGAGCTGGTGGTAATGGTTTGCAATTTTCTATAACAGGAACTGCTACCTATTATAGTGGTGGCGGTGGTGGTGGAATTTATCAAGTTAATAATGGTGGAAGTGGTGGCTTAGGCGGCGGCGGAAATGGAAAAGGAACTACCGCAAATGGCGATAATGGATTAGTTAATACCGGAGGAGGCGGAGGAGGCGCTGGATCAAAAGGAGCGTCTGCTGGAGTAAATTTTACAGGAGGTACAGGCGGTTCAGGTATTGTAATTTTACGATATCCAAATAGTTATACAATTAATATAGGAGCTGGACTAACATCTTCAACTATAACAGATGGCTCAGAAAAAGTAACAAGCTTTACAACAGGCATTGGAACAATAACATTTAGCTAATATGGGACACTACGCATTAATATCAAACCTTACAACGACAGTTATTGAGCGTCAGGAGTTAGAAGTTCTATATCAAACTAAAGATGATATTATAGCTACTAACATGAATAGCGCGGAATATCAAGCGTTACTAGCCGACTATAATTCTAAAAATACTAGTTCTACATTAGAGGCTCTAGAAGCTGAGCTTCAAGCGCTTTATCCAGAAGATCTTCTCAGTGAAGATTTCCCCACAGCCGAGCAAGTAGATCCTATAAAAAATGCTATCGAGGTTGAAAAGGCTAGTTTAAAAAGTCAACAGGATGATCTTAAGGCCCAGATGCAAACAAAGCAGAATGAAGGCACAGAGACTGTGGATAGTCAGATTGAAGCTAAGAATACTGAAGTACAAAACAAACCTTCTATAGTTGAAAGGGTTATAACCGGAATAGACGAAACAACAGAAGAGCGTCCAGTTGGAGACACAATAGACCTCACGCCAGAGCAAATTGCTGCCCTGCCTACAGAGACATTTGATAATACTTCTTTCCTTGAGAAAATGTACAGTCGTGAAACCCAGTCTCAAGATGCAAAAAGAACTTCATACAATACTATCGGAGGTGTACATCAATACGGTGGAACACCTTTTAGAAAAAACTATGCGGGGAAGGGTTACTTATATGATTCTGTAAGAGACGCATTTTACACACCCCAACCTTATGCAAGTTGGACCCTAAATGAGTCAACTTGTTACTGGGAGGCACCGACTCCATGCCCGGAAGAAGGCGAATGGTTTTGGAAAGAAGATACAGAAGAATGGGTGGACTATTACTGGAAACCGCCAACGGGAGATCAACCATATCCTAGTTGGACATATAATGGAATAGATTGGGTTCCTCCGGTAGAACATCCTGATATTAATAACTTACCCGATTATATTTGGAATGAAGATAATCAGACGTGGGATCAAATAACAGAATAAAATGGCACTCACCAAAGTAAAAGCAGGAAGCGTAGATTTAAATAGAACCGACAGTGAAAATGGTTTGAGAATGCCAACGGGCGGTGCATTTTCAGGCACGGCTGTTGAAGGTATGATCAGAAACGACACCACTCAGACTTCAGGATTATCAGCTAGCACAATGCAACACTACAATGGAAGTGACTGGAAGAACTTTGTTAACACAGGCCTTGAGCTTGAAATTGAATATTTAGTTGTAGCTGGTGGCGGCGGCGGAGGTAATAGTAGTGGAAGGTCTGGAGCTGGTGGTGCCGGTGGATTACTTACTAATTACACTTCAGCTAAGATTACATTAAATGCAGGATCAGCAATAAACTTTCAAGTTGGAGCAGGAGCAGTTAATCCTGGAACAACTCAGGTAGCTGGAAATAATGGAGAAAATTCTTTTTTAAATGCCTCATCTGCGGGGTCTCAAGACATAACCGCCATTGGAGGCGGCGGCGGCGGCGGTGGAACGAGTTCATCTACTGCAAACGGAAAATTAGGAGGTTCAGGTGGTGGAGCAGCTTATTTAAATGGCACAACCGGAGGGGCAGGCACAACAGGTCAAGGTAATAGTGGTGGAACAGGAGGAACGCTTTATGCCGGCGGCGGCGGCGGAGGAGCCGGTGGTGCTGGCGGTAATGCTTCCAGTAGTAATATCGGGGGTGTTGGAGGAGTTGGTCTGGCTGTAAACATACTAAATTCTGTTAATGCAGGCACTGCTTCTGTGGGAGAAGTTATAGGAAGTAACGTCTTCTATGCTGGAGGCGGCGGCGGAGGATTTACAGGATCAGGTGGAGCTGGAGGAAACGGCGGCGGCGGTCAAGGAGCATCAGGGGCTGGAGGCGCAGGAACAGCTAATACCGGAGGAGGCGGCGGCGGTCAAGGAAATGACACAACCTCAACATCTGGTGCAGGCGGGTCGGGAGTTATTATATTAAGATATCCAAGTACATTTACATGTACAGTTTCGGCAGGAGAAAATGCTAATTCTCCTTTTACAGATGGTAATGAAAAAATAACTGTTATATCAGCAACAGGAACAGGAACAGTAACATTTACATAAGTTATGGCTATAACAAAAATTACAACACCAGAAATATTTGATTTAAGCGCTACTAATACGTCTTTAAAACTCCCTACTGGAGATACAGCATCAAGACCCACAAACCCTTCTACTGGTGAATGGAGATATAATACTACATTAAAATATGTTGAATATTATGATGGAAGCACTTGGAGACAGATACAAACCGAGGAAGAGTGCACGACTAATATCGTAGATTATCCCACCGGCGCAACTTGTATAGCTTACTACAAACTTGACTACAGCGCTACAGATGAGACAACAAATAATCATGACGGAACTCCTAATGACATCACCTATGTAAACGGATCTCCATACAGTCAAGCTGCTGTATTTAATGGTAGTAGTAGTAAGATAACTGCCCCATCACTTCTTTCTAACTCTTACACAGGTTCAGTTAGTTTTAGTCTTTGGTTTAAAACATCAAATACGGATAGTAATATAAAGACTATTATTGTTTCTGATGACACAACAGGAACCATTACAGGAAAAGTACTTTTGTTTGTAGTAAGAAATAGTGTTTTAGAGATAACAGGATACAATTTTCCAACTTTTACAAGTGTTGGAACTACTAATATATCTGATGGAAATTGGCATAATGTAGTTTTAGTTTTAGATAATTCGAATGCAACACTTAACGTATATTTAGATGGAAATTCATCTCCTGAAATCACAAAAACCTTGTCAAGTAGTAATCTAACATTAGATAAAGTTTTTTCGGAAGCTTGGACAATAGGTTCGCAAGGAACAATAAGATTTTTCGATGGCGATATAGACCAAGTACGCATCTATTCAACTGCCCTTACAAGTAGTCAAGTAACACAACTTTACGAAGAAGTGCAATGTCCTTGTACAACTAACACAATTGGATACTCAGTAGATGCAATTGGATCATCCACCAACTCAAATACACTAGCTTACTATAAGCTTGATGGCAGTGCTAATGACTCAACTGCTAACGCTTATAACGGAACTTGGGCTGCTGGCAAAGAAGCCTATAGTGTTGCTCCTTATGGGACAGGTGGATTATTTAATGGAAGTAGTACTAAGATAGTTTTACCCGTTTCTATAGCGCAACAAAACAACTATACGTTTTCCGCTTGGTTTAAAACTGATTCTTCAGGTACTCAATGTCTTTATTCATATAATAACCCATCATCTCCAAGGTCTTTTATTTTTTTAACTTCTGGTGGAACTAAAAACATAAGAGTATTTTCTCAAGGAGTTAACTTCTATTCATTAGATAATGTATATAACACAAACCAATGGTATCACATTGCATATACTAAATCTTCCACTGACGGAATTTTAGTTTATTTAGATAATAATATTGTTATTGATGATTCAACTTATAACCCAAATCCGGCTGGTTCAACACTACCATCATCTGGAACATCAAACGACACACCTACAACACAAGGAGATAATAGATTGGGTGGTTACAAAACAAGCAATGAAAGTAGTTGGTTTGATGGCGATATAGACCAAGTACGCATATTTTCAACGCCGCTTTCAGCCAGTAAAGTAACCGACCTTTACGAAGAAGTGTATTGCAATACAATAAGCACTCTTGATGTGTTTGGCGGTAGCACAGGAGTAGCGCTTTATCAGTTTGAAAATAATGCTAACTCAACAGACTCCTCGACATACAATGGAACGTGGGGTGGTACTGAAGCTTATGCTGGTGGATATTTTGATAAAGCTGCGGTGTTTAATGGAAGTAGTAGTTATATTCAAACTGCTAGTAATTCTGTTTTTATATCTCAAACATTCACAGTAAGTGCTTGGATTAATTCAAACTCTAATTCTGCTACTCAAGTTATTACATCAACTTATCACGGTTCAGGAGCTGATAGGGGTTGGTGGTTTAGACTTCAAGGAGGTAAATTAGCATTAGCTGGTAATACTAGCGGAGGGAATGTAACATATTTATCACCTAATTCTTACTCCACGAATACTTGGTTTCACGCTATGGTTGTAAAAACTCCAACTTCTATAAAATTATATGAAAATGGGCAGGAGGTTTTTAATTCCTCTAGCACAGATTTTCAATTTAATTCTACATCATTGCCTTTAACCATTGGTAGGCTAGGAATTTTGTCTACTCAATATTTTAACGGTAAAATAGACCAAGTAAGAATCTTTAATACAGCATTGACAGAGTTTCAAGTGCTCCAACTTTATTCTGAATAAAAAATTTAATTATGGATGTAATAACACTAATTATAATACTAGTAATATCTTTAATAATATTTAATATAATAGGGGCTATTTGGCTTACCAAAAAAGGATTTACTAAAGATGAGAACAATAACATGATTCCTGATATCTTAGAGGAGAAGTTTGCTGAAATGAAGGCAGATGTATCTAACAAAGTAGATCGTGTGGGAGAAGAGCTTAAAGACGTTTCTAAGGCTATAAAAAATGTAGGCAAGCAGCTTTCTCATGTCCCCAAAGCAATGTCAGGGAAAAAAAGATCAGGATCAAAAGGCGCTATGGCTTTAAAAAATAGCGGTACTAAAGGTTTTAAAAAATAAAATATGTACGTTTGTAATACATCGGCAGGTAATATTAATATAAATTATATTTATGTTCAACCTAAAAACAGAAAGTTTGACTGATTTAAAAATCTACGGCCTGAATATAGGTGCCGTAGCCACTTCTATGACTGATATAGATGTGGCACTAAAAATTATAGCAACTCTTGTTGCTATTGGTTATACTGTTCATAAGTGGTACATAATGTATGGAAAGAATAAGTGAACATGTTTCATACCGCGAAGGAGTTAAATCAAATACCGCTACAAGGCTTAATATAAGCAATACTCCTAATTCATATGCACTTAGCAACATGAGTGCTATATCAATACATTTATTTGAACCGTTAAGACGGTGGGTTGGGGGACCAATTAAAATTAATTCGTTTTATAGATCAGAAGATCTCAATCAAGCTATTGGAGGAAGTTCACGCAGCCAACATTGTGAAGGACGCGCCATGGACATAGACGATACCTTCGGCCATAAGACAAATGCTGAAATGTTTAACTACATAAAAGACACCCTTAACTTTGATCAAATTATATGGGAGTTTGGTAATGACATAAACCCAGACTGGGTACACATAAGTTTTATTTCTACAGCAGAAAATAGAGGTAAATCTTTAATAGCTTACAGAGAAAATGGTAAAACTAAATATAAGAACTATGGGTAAGGCAAAGAAAAAATTTGGCCAAACTACTGTGGGCCGTATACTCAAAGCTTCGGTTGGTCTTATAAATCCAACTTTAGGTAAATTAATTCAAGGCGACATGTCTGTAGAACAAGTTGTATCGTCTATAAAAAATTCAGACGCTCCACCTGAAGACAAAATACGGGCTCAAGAGATGGTCCTCGAAGCATACGAGGCTGAAGTAGCGGATCGTGCTTCTGCGAGGCAAAGAGAAATGGCTGCCTTAGCATCAGGGTCTAATGATATATTATTTAAGACAGTTGGTTGGGGTATTACTTTATGTTTTATTGGTGTTATAGCTGGAGCTATAGGGTTGTGGGAAGTACCCGAAGAATCACAAAGATTATTTGACATGGGCTTTGGTGCTGTTGTTGCAGCATTTACTCAAGTGATAGGATATTACTTTGGTTCATCAGCTGGTAGTAAACAAAAAACAGATTTGATAAATAATAACAATGTCAATGAATCTTAATTCTACAAACATTAAAACTAAAGTAAAGAGACCAGGTGTTCATTCTAAAAATAAGAGCTCTTCTTTAAAAACTTCTAAAAATTACCGTAAACGTTACCGAGGACAAGGGCGTTAAAATATTTGTATCTTTATATCTAAATTAAATCAAATCAAATGGATATAAGAAAGATATCTGTTGGGCCTGATTATAAGTCAGGAGCGATGCATTACTTGGTTGGCCAAGAGGTCTTAAACGGAAGTTATTTCATACATCTTATACAGTATGACCTCAACACAGATTCACTAAAAATATGGATTCAGAGAAAAGATGAAATTGTTTTGTGGAAAGAGTTTACCTCCCCTATGCCTATATCTATTGAATACAACATAAATTTTTAATGAAATCACCTTTTTATTTTATTGTTAAGCCTCTCAAAGGGAAAAGGTATAACAACACAAAATCAATCAGTGGTATTGAACTTATTACAAGCTCTTCAGAAGAAGACTATACCGTAGCAAACCGAGAGGGCATTGTTACAGAAACACCATTAAACTACAACGGGCCGATTGAGATAGGTGATGTACTTTTAGTTCACCACAATGTTTTTAAATATTATAACGACATGAAGGGTCGTCAGCAAAGCGGAAAGAGTTATTTTAAAGATGATCTTTTTTTTATTGACAACGACCAGTTCTACATGTATAAGCAAGATGGTAAGTGGTACAGTCACGACAGGTATTGTTTTGTAAAGGCGATAGATAAGCAAGATTCATTTATGTTTAAACGCGGCAATGAAGAGCCTCTTATGGGAGAGATGGTATATCCTAATAAATATTTACTTTCACAAGGAGTTGATGCGGGGTCGACAGTAAGTTTTCAACCTGAAAGCGAATACAAATTCGAGGTGGATGGGAATGAATTGTATAGAATGTTTGACCACCAAATAACAATGACACTATGAGCTCAGAACTTTTGAAATTACAAATTATAGAAGCTGGGAGAAAAGCAGTTGAACAACTTATTAAGGTTGCTAAAGAAGATATAATAAAACCAGATCCTGAAGATGAGCTAGCCGCAGATAGATTAAAAAACGCTGCGGCCACTAAAAAGCTTGCAATATTTGATGCTTTTGATATATTGAACAAAATAGATGTAGAGAAAGAAAACATAACTATTAATCAAACTAATGGGGACAAGATCCAAACTAAACAAGGGTTTGCCGAGCGACGATCAAAATAGATTGTTTTATGTGGTAAAAAATCTTGTTACTAATTCAGTGCTTTTAAACAAAAACAAAGCAAAGACCTGGGTGTATGGCTATAATGAGAAGTATGATATGGTTGTCATTACTAAGTCAGGTCAGATTGGAAAAATAGTAAATATTAATGGTTTAAACATTGCCCTGCCTAAAGAGCCCAATAAAGTTGAAAAAAGATCTGACACCAAAAATAAGCAGTATTGGGAAAGAAAAGAATTGCCTAAAGAACTAAATCGCATACCATCCATATTCCAATGGAATGAAATGGCAAGTGTTTTTAAAAACAGATGGGTTGATTATATTGAACAAGAATTTGATCGTAGAGATGATGGATATTGGTTTTATAATAATGGCAAACCCACATACATCACTGGATCTCACTACATGTACCTTCAGTGGACTAGCATTGACGTTGGATATCCAGACTTTAGAGAAGCAAATAGAATATTTTTTATTTTTTGGGAGGCATGTAAAGCTGACAAACGTTCTTTTGGATTAGTATATCTTAAGATTAGAAGATCTGGATTTTCTTTTATGGGATCCTCAGAGTGCGTTAATACTGGAACCCTTGTAAAAGATTCTAGGGTTGGCATACTGTCAAAGACAGGATCGGATGCAAAAAAAATGTTTACTGATAAAGTTGTTCCTATTGCCAATAGACTTCCATTCTTTTTTAAACCAATCCAAGATGGTATGGATAAACCTAAAACAGAATTAGCTTTTAGAATACCAGCGTCCAAGATCACTAAAAAGAATATGTATGATGCGGTAGATGATGAGTTGTACGGATTAGACACCACTATTGACTGGAAAAATACTGACGAAAACTCTTATGATGGGGAGAAATTACTATTGCTAGTACATGATGAAAGTGGTAAGTGGGTAAAGCCTAATAATATACTAAACAACTGGAGGGTAACAAAAACGTGTCTGAGGCTAGGAAGCAAAATTATCGGTAAGTGTATGATGGGCTCTACATCAAATGCGCTTAGTAAAGGAGGAGATAACTTTAAAAAGCTATATGAAGATTCTAATATAGCAACTAGAAATAGTAATGGGCAAACTAAAAGCGGGATGTATTCTTTGTTTATTCCGATGGAGTGGAACATGGAGGGGTTTATAGATAAACACGGAATGCCAGTATTTTATAATCCTGAAAATAAAGTTTTGGGAGTAGATAATGAATTTATAAATAACGGTGCAATTGACTATTGGCAAGCTGAAGTAGATTCTTTAAAAAACGATGCCGATGCTTTGAATGAATTTTATAGACAATTTCCAAGGACAGAGTCACATGCGTTTAGGGATGAGAGCAAAACATCATTATTTAACTTAACAAAGATATACCAACAAATTGATTACAACGATTCTTTAATCATACAACAGCATGTTACAAGAGGTAGATTTTATTGGGAAAATGGAGTTAAAGATTCTAGAGTAATATTTTCTCCTGACCCTAAAGGAAGATTTAAGGTTTCGTGGATGCCCAACAAAAACATCACCAATAAAAAATATAAGAAGCATGGTCATTATTTTCCTTTGAATGAACACATTGGCGCATTTGGATGTGACTCATATGATATTTCAGGAACTGTAGTAGGAAGAGGATCTAATGGTGCGCTGCATGGATTAACTAAATTTAACATGGAAGAGGCTCCTAGTAACGAGTTTTTCTTAGAATATGTAGCTAGGCCACAGACCGCAGAAATATTTTTTGAGGAAGTTTTAATGGCATGTGTTTTTTATAGTATGCCAATACTAATAGAGAATAATAAACCTAGATTACTTTATCATTTTAAAAACAGAGGGTATCGTGGGTTTTCTATGAATCGACCTGATAAACATTTCAATAAATTATCTAAAACGGAAAAAGAGTTAGGAGGTATACCAAATACTTCAGAAGATGTGAAGCAATCACACGGATCTGCAATAGAGTCTTATATAGAGAAGCACATTGGTTTGGATTTGTCCGGAGCTTATCGAGATCCTTCTGAAATGGGTAGTATGTATTTTAGTAGAACTTTAGATGAGTGGGCAAGGTTTGATATTAGCAATAGGACTAAGTTTGATGCTAGTATCAGCTCTGGTTTAGCTATAATGGCAAACCAGAAAAACCTATATTTACCAGAACAAAAACAAAACAAAATAAATCTTAACTTTGCTAGATATTCCAATAATGGAAATTACAGTGAATTAATCAAATAGATGGAAGACGTAAAAATTAATATTTCATCTGTAGGTTTTCCAAGTCAGTTTGTATCAGACTCAGAAAAAGCAACCAAAGAATTTGGTTTACAGATAGGACAAGCGATACAATACGAATGGTTTCGAAAAGACTCAAATGGCTGTAGATACTATAGCCAATGGAGAGACTTTAACAGATTAAGACTTTATGCTAGGGGAGAGCAGTCAATAGCTAAGTACAAGAATGAATTAGCTGTTGATGGTGACTTGTCTTATCTTAATCTTGATTGGACACCTGTTCCAATTCTTCCAAAATTTGTTGATGTTGTAGTTAATGGCATGCAAGACAGATTATTTAAAGTTAAAGCTTATGCTCAAGACGCACTATCCCAAGCAAAAAGAAGCAAGTATCAAGATATGATTGAAGGTCAAATGGCCGCCAAAGATATTTTAAATACAGTGCAAGAGAATACGGGGTTTGATCCTTTTATAATGAACCCTGATGATTTACCTTCTAGTGATGAAGAGCTTTCTCTTTACATGAATTTAAATTATAAACCCGCTATAGAAATTGCTGAAGAGGAGGCTATTGACACAATGTTTGCCGAGAACCATTATGAGGATGTTAGAAAAAGAATAGATTATGATCAAATGGTGGTAGGCATTGGTATTGCCAAGCATGAATTTTTACCGGGCGCTGGCGTGAAAGTTTCTTATGTAGATCCCGCTAACGTTGTTTATAGTTATACCGAAGATCCCTTTTTTAAAGATTGTTTTTATTGGGGAGAAATTAAAACAGTATCCATAACGGAATTAAATAAAATTGATACTAGCCTAACAACTGAAGATTTAGAACAAATATCGCAATATAGCCAAAGCTGGTATGACTATTTCAATACCGCACAGTATTACGAAAATGATATATTCTATAGAGATACTTGTACCCTTCTTTACTTTAACTATAAGACCACCAAAAAAATGGTCTACAAGAAAAAGATAAATGAAAGCGGTGCTACCCGTATGATCGAAAAGGATGATACCTTTAATCCCCCTGAAGAAATGCTTGAGGAGGGAAAGTTTGAAAAGATAGAAAAAACAATTGATGTTTGGTATGATGGCGTTATGGTCATGGGGACTAATATTATATTAAAGTGGGAGTTAGCCAAGAATATGGTGCGACCTAAGTCCTCATCTCAGCATGCAATGCCAAATTATGTGGCTGCAGCTCCTCGTATGTATAAAGGTGTTATTGAATCACTAGTAAGAAGAATGATTCCATTTGCTGACCTAATCCAGATGACTCATTTAAAATTACAACAAGTTATAGCTAGAGTTGTTCCTGATGGAGTGTATATTGATGCTGACGGTTTAAACGAAGTAGATCTTGGCACGGGTGCAGCATATAATCCAGAAGATGCTTTAAGATTGTATTTTCAAACTGGTAGTGTAATTGGAAGAAGTTATACTCAAGAAGGAGATTACAATCAGGGGAAAGTTCCTATACAGCAGCTCACTAGTAATTCAGGCGCCTCTAAGACACAAATGTTGATAGCTAATTACAACCATTATCTAGACATGATAAGATCCGTGACAGGACTAAATGAGGCTAGAGATGGTTCAACACCTAACT